TAGGATTCATTCCTAAACTTACAACTATACTTTTAGAGGCATTTGCTATATCATTAAATATAGTTTTTAAAAGTATACCTGTACCTTTTTGAGCATTCAATTGATCAACAGTTCCAGAAACATTATCTAATACTACTTCTGTTTCTTTACCTTGACTTCTTGCTAATATTGTTAATTGAGCTGCTGATTGAGTTGATAGTCCTAATCTTTGGGTTAAATTAGTAAAGGTTTCAAGTGTTTGACCACTTGTATCAACTATAAACCCTAATTCTTTAGATAAATCAGCAAAAGATTTACCTAATTTTTCGGCTGTAATAAAAGCATCACCAGAAAATCCAGCAATTGCTTTCATTTCTAAAGCAGTAGAATAGGCTGATCCGTAACTTAAACCTAATTCTTTTCTAAAATTACCAATTTCTTTTGAGCCTTGTAAGATACCATTTACTATAGCAAGAACACCAAGTTCAAGTAAATTGGTTGTAGATAAAACTTCTCTAAAGTTAAAGTTTAAAACTTTAGTTAACGCACCACTTTTATCTATTTTATTAGCATTTTTACCTAATATATTACCAACTTTTTCAAATATTGATTGGTTTTTAATAACCTCATCATTTATTTTTTGAATTGTTTGTAAATTTTCTTCAGATAATTTTACTTGTATATTTAATTCATTAGTTAAATTAGCAAGTTCTTTTTGTTGAGCTTTAGTTAATTTAACATCTGAATTTTGAAGAATGTTTATTCTTTGTTGTATAGCTTCTTTTTTAGCTTGTATTTCTATAGAAGCTTTTTGAATATCTTTTTGTGTTAATAATCCTTGTTGAGCCTTAAAATTTAAAGCAATTGAATTATCTAACTGTCTATTAAAACTTTTAATAGCATTAAAAATATCCTTATTATATGACTCAGCAACTTTTTTAGAAATGTTATTTAAATTTTCAGTTGAGTTTATAGCATTTTCTATAGTTGCTTGAATTTGAAAACCTAAAGAGGTGAAAGCATCCCTTAAAAATTCCGTACTTTGTTTGAAATTTTTACTAAACCTTTCTTGGGCATCATTTGCCTGATTAAACTGCTCTTCTGGGTTTTCAGCCATGTTTTATTTATAAATATTAACTTTTAGAGGTTTTTGACATTTGTGTTCTATATGGTGAATTTTTCATAAAAGTTGCTTTATCAACATTACCTGAAGTGTCAATGACATTAGTAGTATTTCCACCAGAGGTTTTTTCCATTGCTTCTTTTTGTTGTCTATAAAAATCATTTATTTGGTTAAAAGTAAATTTCCTTAACCAAGTTGGCATATTATAGATAACATCATAAGAATATCCTCCGTTTCCATGAAAAACAATCTCATGGATTTGAGTAAATAAATTAACCCTTACTTGGGGTGCTGTCTCATAAGTCAGGCCAAAAAAAGCTAATCCCGATAGGGATAGCGGCCTCCTCTCCGCTGTCGGTAGTAAATACTAAATCTACGTCTGGGGCTATTTTTCTCATGTAATCTCTCAAAGCTCTACTATCTCGTGCTAAGAAAGAATTTTCAACAAATTCACGAATACTTTTAGAATCTCTATTACCACTTACTGAAGTAATAATGTATTTCCATCGGGTGCTAAGTTCTTGGTTTTCACCACCAATTTTTTCTAAACCTTTTAATTCTGCCTCGATTTTTCTTTCATCGGCATGAGTTAATATTTTAAAGGTTACCATAACTTCTGATGTTGGTAAAGTAAAGATAAATTCATTGGTACCTTTATTAATTAAAGATTCATCGAATTTTTTATTATCAATTTTACTTAAATCAACTGTATATTTTTTATTATTATATGTAAATGAATAATCACCACCATATCCCAAAATACGAGCTGCTACCATTAGAGCATTTTTATCACCAATAATAATGTCATCATAATTAATAGGTGACACAATTAAAGATTTTAACAATTTGTCTAAAACGACACCATCTTTTATATATGATTGATTTGAGAGGATATCTTCTTCTTTAGCTGTCATATATTTCATTTCAACTTTACCAGAAGATAAAGGATTATTTTCAGGGTATATTAATCCTTTTGAAGGTAACTCTACCACTTCGGTAGGAAAATTCATATTATTCATAGATATAATTTTACGTAAACTAGTTTTGTTTATTATACATATTAAAATAAAAAAGAGCTTGACCAAAGCCAAGCTCTCTTAATAAAATATTTAAATTTTTTTAGAAGTTTAATACACAGTAATCCATTCCTAAAGTTACAGTTAAATTAATAGCTACGTTATCAGTATCCCAGTTGTAATCACCGAAAGTAGCTGATTTTATAAATGCACCTTCAATTACCCATTCTGATACGATATCACCTACTGGACCCAAAATGTCAATTTTAAGTTGCTTTTTATAGAAGTCAGAATAACCATCTCTACCTGTTACAGATTCGTGGTGTAAACGTACCCACTCCATTACGGCCTGAGCACCTGAAGGTGTGATAGGGTCAAATAATGTCATCGTAATATCGTTCCATCTGGTTTTACCTTTAATTTTACGATATACGTTGATGTGGTTTAGAACGGTTTCAGCCTGATCAAATCCTACAGCACTAACAGCTTTAATTATATACGATGGAAAACCATCAAGATACATAATAAATCTATTAGGGATTTTAGGTTCAAATGCTGTAAAAAATATTTCGTTTGGGTCTAATACTGCCATTTTACTTTTTTATTTATTTTATTATAAATATTACTTTTTTAAACTTTTAACCTGGGAATGTTGCTCCGGTTGGTAAGATGTTGAAGTCGAGGTAAATGAATTCAGCAGTCTTAGTTGGTTGTAGATAGATCTGACCTATTAATTGGTTTCTATCGATTACGTCTGGAGTGTTGTTAGAATCATCCATAATAACTCTAAACGCGTATAAACCTTGACGTTGTTGAATTGTTGTTAAGTATGGGTTTACTTGAGCTAAGAATGCATTTCTTGTAGCAATTGTGTTTTGTTCAAACACTAAGTTATTTGCAACTTGTGAAATGTAATCTTTAACAGTAATTAATAATCTTCTAACATTTACACGATCAAGTGAAGATGCTTTTTTCTGTAATGTCTTTTGACCATATACTACAGTTCCTGTATTTGGGAATACTGCAATTGGGTTCACATTACCTACATAAAGGTTATTTCTTTGATTGTTTGTAAGCTTTTGTTCAGGTCTAACTACAGTATCTAAACCACCTCTGTTAATACCTGCAGGTGCAAACCAGGGATCAGCTACACTATCATTAAAAGCATAAACACCTGGGATCATTGTTGATGCTGGTACCCAAACTAGTTGACCAGTACCTGGATCAATTGTTTGTAACCAGGGCCAATAAGTAGCAGCGTAGCTTGAGTTATAACTTCCTGCTTTTTGTGTTACAGTAGCGGTTTCAGCACCATAAGCTGTTGTATCTATAATAGCAATAGCATCACCTCTATTTTGTACAGTATTAATTAATGCTGTAATTTGAGTTGTGTTATCTTGAATTGTTAATCCTGGGGTTGAAATTACATTATATGGATAATCTTCTTTATTACCCATTAAGTTAATAGCTGTTGTGTAATCTGTACCTTTTAATCCTTGTGTATTTGAGCCTGAGATTTGGTTATAGAATTTATTAGCGCCAACTGCATTGCTATAGAATAAATCACCACCAGCTCCAAAGAATGAGCCACTACCATTTGATGGTAAAGATCCAGTATATGCAGATTTAGCTATACCAGCATTATCAAAATAATTTGGAGTAGAAGCATTTACTGCACTTACATAAACATATCTTGAATTGTTTGGATAGTTACCAACAGTTTCAACATAAGTATCACTACCTACTGTAGTAACTTGTTTGTAAGTATCTCCAATTACTTTAGAGACAAAGTTAGGTTGTGTTGGGTCTAAACTTAAATTTGCCCAAGTTTCTAGAACAATAGGTTCATTTGTAGTATCATTACCTTGTCTAATTAAAAGACTAAAAATACCATTTGTAGTATCAACGTTAGTAATTTGCCATCTTAAATTATTTGAAGAACCACTTATTAAAGCTCCTTGGTTATCTTCTGAACCTGAGCTATTCATTATAGTACCTTCAGAAATAGTTTTTAAGACAAAAGCACCACCCGTAGTATTAATTGGGTTAGAAATTTGACTACCACTTTGAGCAGGATATGTGTAAGCCGAAGTCCATAATGAGGATGAAGGAACTACTCTAGTTACTAAGAGGGTTTGACCACCATTAGAGAAATAGTTGAATGCTGATATGTTGGTTAAGTAGCTGTATTCAACACCTCCACTAATAAAAGTGTTACCAAATTTATTTACATAATCTGTGTAAGTAGTAACAATTGTGGGGATGTTAACAGGTCCTAAAACTGTAGGGCCAACTAATGCAGCTCCAGCTTGGATAGGTTGTTGGGTTAAAAAAGACTGGTCGTTTTCTCTTGCTAGTACACCAGGTGACAGTAATGCTTCAGCCATTTTATGTGTTATGTTTTTAGTTTTGTTATAAATATTACAAAGAAATCAAAAAAAATCTTAAAACTTAAAAAACATAACATTATTTAAAAGATACTATATAGTAATTGTACCTTCTTCTAAATTTATTTCAGCATTAGAACCATATTTTTCAGTTATTTTTTGACCTAAAATTTCTTTTTGTTTTTCAGCTTCTATAACTTGTTTAATTAATTTTTCTTTTTCTTGATCCATTAAAATTTTTTGATATTCTAATTGACCTAATAGATAAATATAATTAATATTATTATCTCTATAACTTGTTAATTCTTTAATTTCTTCTTCGGTTAAAACTTTTTTTTCCATATATTAATAAATATTATTTTTTTAGTAAAGGTTTAATTTTAGACATAACTATTTGAGGAGTAATTGACTTTTGACAAATGTGTTGTTTGTCTGTTCCTTTCCAAATAGGACACCAATCCCAATCACCAGCATCAAATGCAAAATTAGGATTTGTCCAACAAGGAAAACATACATTTTCT